CAGTAGTACTAGCATCAAGAGTGGCTACATCGGCTGTGTTTGTAATAGTGTTAGCAGAGGTTGTTATAAGATTAGTCCTATCACCATAAATGGTGTTCCAATTACCTGATGTGTCTCTAACATCGTCAGTCCTTGCTGAAGTGGTTATAAGGTTGGTTCTATCGTTATAAATTGTGTTCCAATTACCTGATGTGTCTCTAACATCGTCAGTCCTTGCTGAAGTGGTTATAAGGTTGGTTCTATCGTTATAAATTGTGTTCCAATTACCTGATGTGTCTCTAACATCATCTGTTCTTGAAGAGGTTTCTATAATATTGGTTCTATCACCATAAATGGTGTTCCAATTACCTGAGGTATCCCTAACATCATCTGTTCTTGAAGAGGTTTCTATAATATTGGTTCTATCACCATAAATGGTGTTCCATCCACCAGACCCACTATCTACTTCACCAAAAGCGTTATTCCAATCCTCAAAACCAGGGGCTGAGGGGCTTGTTCCTCCTGTCCAAGTAGAAGAAGTGGTAGCAACAGTTTCCCAAGCAGACAAGGAATAAGAATATGCAGAAACCCAAAAGGCTGATCCAGCAGTATCACTATCAACAACATCAAAAGTATTGTTCCAATTACCTGATGTGTCTCTAACATCATCAACTCTTGCTGAAGTGGTTATAAGGTTGGTTCTATCACCATAAATGGTGTTCCAATTACCTGATGTAGCTACCACATTATCAGTCCTTGCTGAAGTGGTTATAAGGTTGGTTCTATCGTTATAGATTGTGTTCCAATTACCCGAGGTGTCTCTAACATCATCTGTTCTTGAAGAGGTTTCTATAAGATTAGTCCTATCACCATAAATGGTGTTCCAATTACCCGAGGTATCCCTAACATCGTCAGTCCTTGCTGAAGTGGTTATAAGGTTGGTTCTATCGTTATAGATTGTGTTCCAATTACCCGAGGTGTCTCTAACATCATCAGTCCTTGCAGAGGTTTCTATAATATTGGTTCTATCACCATAAATGGTGTTCCATCCACCTGATCCATCATTAACTTCACCAAAGGTATTATTCCAATCCTCAAAACCAGGGGCTGATAGTCCTCCACCTCCTACCCAAGTGGAAGAAGTGGAAGAAACGGTTTCCCAAGCTGATAGACCGTAATTATAACCAGAGAACCAGTGACCAGAACCATCGACTACACTTCCAACAGAGCCTGATACACTTGCAATATTACCAGAAGCACTTCTAACATAGGCAGCGATCTGAGGATCTCCTCCTGCCTCCCAAGTGGAGGAGGAATCTTCTACTTCTCTAGTAGCATCTCTAACATTTATAGGAAGTACGCTGCTGAGAATAACATCATTCTCAGTCATAGCCTTCATGCCTATGGGTCTTCCCAAGGCATCTACATCTAGAGCAAGTAATCCAGAAAATTCCATTTATAAATCCTTTGGATTATACTCCAGCATCATATGATTGTGCGAGTCTTAAAGTATTTAATGGGTACAGATTTCCATAGGTGATCATAATATTATAAACAGGAGAGTCACCAATACTAGTAATAACTAATTTTACTCCAGTAGCAACTTGTCCATTGCTACCATGCCATACTTCCTCCCCCTTCTGGAAATATGCAGCAACAGTTCCTATACCACAAATACCACTTGTGGCAGGAGTCCCACTAAGAGCAGAAAGTGAATCAGTTACTGCATCCCCAACATGAGATACACCACTTAATTCAGCAACTACACCTAGCACTTTAGGTGCCCCATTCGTTCCACCAACCTGCAATTTAAAATAATTGCAATTAATGTTATTTCCTGATGAGTCAACAAAAGCAATATCTTGTGTAATAGTCTCATTTACAATCCCTTCTCCAGAAACACCTATACAAAAAGTTCTTTGTCCTGTTATAAGATCCATTAGTTATCCTCCTCTTCGTCATCATCATCAGCAAGTTCAGCAGCCATATTGGCTATCATGTCTTCAAGATCCCCGATATCGCTAACGAGATCTTTTTGTGTTCCAACGGAGCGAACTTTTTCTTCCTCTTCAGCATCATCTGCTTCATCAGGATCTTCGGGAGGAGGAGGAGCAGCCTCAACCTCTGTATCTTTATCTGAAGTCTCATCAGCCTCACTAGCCGCTAACTTCTTATCATCCAAGGTTTCATCGCTGGGGTATTCTTCATCCTTAACGCCCCTCTTCGAACTTTTGCTAACTCTTTTAAAGTCTACTTTTTCCTTAGTGGTTATAGCAGCCTCTTCCAGAATCTCATCGTACCCAGCACCAATAAACATCTCTAAGAGATACTCATTAACATCAATACACTCAACACCAGATTTCGTTTTCAAACCTTGAGCCATTTCGGAGAGAACTTCTTTAAGCACAGAACCCTTAGGAGATAATCTAGAGAGTGCTTCAAAAATTACAACCTGAGTATTAGCCAAGCTCTTGAAGGATGCGGGGCTTTGAAGGTTTTGGATATTAACTCCATACTTCTCGTTAATGTTTTCGATGAAGGACTTCTTAACATCCTTCTTATATTCAAAGATGCGAGATGCAAACCCTTGAATATCCTTATCGGAAACACCAATACCATCTGCATGAGTGAGACAATTAGAGAAGGTATTGAACAAGCTCTTCTTAGAAGCTAAAGCAAGATAAGGAATATCTTGAAGAGCCTCAGATAAAGCCTCAACAATAGCCTCATCACTTTCAAAAATCATTCCCGTAAGCTTTTGGATAGATGCGTTATCAGCCCAAATCGTATCAAAGCTTTGCTTAGATTCGATAAGCTCTCGCTTCACTAACTCTTGGCGACACACCATATCGTAGATAGAAGGGGAAACTCCATCTTTGAGAGTATATGATCTACTCTCCTGAAGACCCTCGATAGTTAATCTTGGAAAGTTGAATGCCTGAGAAACTGCATTCGATAAGCTAATCGCATTCCTAACTTCAGGAACCGTAGTAATCTTTTCGAAGTTTTCCTCTAAGAACTCTTGTAGTTGGGGAGTGACCTCAACGAGTTTTTGAAACTCAGAAGACTCAATAATCTTCTCAACATCTGCCAATCTGCTAGATTGCTCGTAGAGTTTAGCTTGCACTGTTGACAGCTTAAGACGATTCTCCCAAAGAGATAACACATCAGAGAAGGAATCATCAGCAGAGGAATATTCCCCGTAATGAATGCTTTCAATAAAAGTGTGAATTTTATCATTAACAAAGGTGTCTAGTTGTTCGCCATCTTCAAATACTGAAGAGTCTTGAACCTTAATAGAATTAAGCTTTACATCTTTGTCAATGGAAAACTCTCCACTAATAACTTTACCACCCTCTGTTAGATATGACACTTGTGAGTTATTGCTATCAATAGCAAACAAGCTGACATTCTCTCGCAATGATCTGGCTATGCAATCACCTAGTTTAACAAGGTGAGTAATAGTTTTATCTCTTTCTTCAAATAATTTCGCAAACATTTTTATCTCCGTTTCTTTAGACTCTAAACTTATATATGCTAGTTTCCAGCCTTTATCTGTGCTTTTCGTTGTTCTTTTTCAATTATTCTAGAAATTACTTCTTTCTTATCCTCTTCTAGAATTGAATCCCTCAAAGTTTCTAAGCCAGAAACCTTGTTTTCGTTTGTAGTAGGGGCAGCATTTTCAGCCCCTTCCTGTCCTCCAGCCTCTCCAGGCCCAGGTCCAGCACCACCAGCATCAGCCTCGGCCTCCACCTGTGCGGTCATCTCCGCTTGTTCCTTCTGTAATTCCAAGTCCCTTTTCTGATCTTCTTGGATTTCAGCTTCCATTCTACGAATTTCTTCTTCCGTCATATCATAGAACTCTTTATAGATGGACTGTTTAGAGAAAAGAGCCAAGCCTTGAACAGCTTGAATAACTCTAGTTTTCTGCTCATCAATATCAAGCTTTCTCTTAGCCGACATATCAGAAGGCTCAGGTAGAGAGATTCTTAATTTTTTAATAAGACTAGCAGGGAATCCTCGTAACTGCAAGTGACGCTTTGCCAAACTCTCTAACCCAGCTTCAATATCGACCTGGATTCTTTGAACAGTTCTGGCAAATTTAACATCAAGCTGGGAAAGGTTAGCTTTCCTTTCTGGAGATTTGTCCTTCTCCACGATGTAGTCCTTAGGCACTTTCAATGCCGCAAGAAGCTTATCTCGGTAATACCTAACATCCTCAATCTCACCTAGGTTAGTTGCTCCAGGAAGCGTGTCGATCTTAGTACCTCTACCATTCTTAGTCGGAACGAAGAAGTCCTCATCCATAGACATAGGATTGAATCGTGCATCAACCGTTCCCTCGGGAGAATTATAATACTTCTCCTTCTTAAACTTCTGCTTCAGACGCTCGATGAACATTTCAGCCTTGCTTGTGGGCAGATTGCCTGTATCCACATAAAAGATGCGTCTTTCGGGGGCGCGAGAAAGTCTATAGATCATCATAGCATCTTCCATCATCTTAAGAGATCGGAACACGCGATGACATAGAGCAGCGATAGACTTACCATAGGGGTAGAACATCGGGTCTGAAGTATGAAGTCTGAAATGGACAATTTGGTGCTTATCAAGCTCAATATACTTCTTGGGTTTAGCCGTGTCCGACTGACCTACCTCAGAATACTGAAGCGACTCTAGGTTAGGGATCTCCTGCAAGAACTTCTTAAGATACCCGTACTCATTCTCCACCCTAAGGATCCAGTTAGGATTAAGAATTTTAATTTTCTTAATTCCTTCCTGAGGCTTATTAACATCTAAGACTAGTTCCGTGAAGCAATCTCCATACTTAACGGTATTTCTAACAATATCCCAGAAAAATCTGTGTAGGTTAATTCTTTCAAACAAGGCAGTCACTTCATCAACAACTAAATCATTTTCTGATTTAATCGTCCACCGCTCAGAGCGAGTGCCTTTCTGTGTACAATCGTCAGCGTAGATATCGAAGGCTGCTCCAATTTCAGGATACTCATCCATCTCCTCGTATTCTTTGTAACGCCTTCTTCTGTTAAGCTCTAGCTGTGGGAGGATAGGGTTTCTCTGAACTCCTCCCATAGCGGGGCCACCATCAACCTCTTGATCTTTAATAACATCAGTGTTGATGACGGTATCCCCAGCATCAGGATGAACCATACCCTTATCAATAGCCCTCGCCGCAGGAAGCTGGGCTTTGGTTGCAAAGAATTTAGCAAAGAAGCGACCAATAGGCCCTGTAGGAGTATACATACTCCCAGTCCTAGCCTGAGTTCCACCAAAAGTGGTATAACCACTCTCATTTAGTTTATCATCTATTTCATCAGCCATTTAAAATCTTCCTCTTCCAATCCACCATGCGCGGTTTTTAAACTATGCTTATAGTTTTTACTAGGCATTAGTGGTTTTTGTTCTTTATTTGTAGAAGATAGGTACTCAAGGGGAGTAGTATCTAGTAGGTTTTTATAAGCGTGAACGGCTAGGGCGAGGCTCATAACGAGATCATCATGGTGATTCCTCTCTGCCGCTACCTTTCCGCTTTCAGTTATAATAAAGGTCATTAGTTCGTCACAAGTTCGGGTCGAGTTAATCTTGATTAAATCAGTCCTTACCGCTTCTTCTAGTTGTGCTAGTATGCTTTCTCTGTTCTTTGCTGTAACCTGAAATCCGAGATCATCTTTGTCATCTGCCCACAGATTCTCGTACTCATAGATATTATAGAGCCAGTCGATTAAGTTATTTCCAATAGTGTTTCTCTCACATATGATGTGAGCTACATTATATAGCGTACCTTCGTTGAATAATATTTTAGCAAAATCATTTATTGGGGTTCTATTTGAATAAAACTCTGCAACTTGCTGCCCGTTGTACATATTTATCACATGAAATGCTGAATAATCTCTATCTCGCCCTAAGGAAGCATCGCAGGAAATGAGGTATGTATAATGAGGTTTTGGCTCCTGCCAAACACGCATTCGATTATTGTACTTAGTAATGTACTCTTCACTTGTCTGAGAAGAGATCTGCTTAAGAACCTCCCCCTCAATGTAGGTGTCACCTGTTCCGAGGAAGGAGCATTCGTACTCCTGCAACCACTGCTTCATAGGCAAGTTAGCTCTAGTAGTCTCCTCCCACTTGTGGATGTCCAAACCCTTCTTTGCCATCTCCTCATACAAGTGGCTGTAGTTCTCATTGTACATATACTCAGGATGCTCTTGCCACCTGATGTCGATAGGATTAAAAGAGTTATCACCTGTTAGAGCTTTTTGGTAAACATCGTGATACCAATTACCAATGCCGTTAACCGTGGACAGAACAAAAGCCCTACCTCCTGTGGAGATAATGGGGTATACAGCAGCCCAAATGGTATCAATGCTATCAATGAATGCAGCCTCATCAATGATCAGTAGGGATCCTGCAAGGGATCTACCTGACTGCTTCCCTGACGGTCTGGACTTGATAGTAGATCCCGTCATGAGTTTAAGCGTGTGCTTGTTATCCTCTTGAATCCCAGGCTTCAAATAAGACGGAAGCTCATCATACATGAGCTTAATCCTGTCTAGAACTTCCGTTGATTCTGCATCACCCTTGGACAAGATAACAACCTGCTTATGCTTGTGGAAAATGATCATGTGCAGAGAGTACCCTGCGGCTAAGGTAGTACATCCTGCCTGACGGAACTTACGAAGAATATTAAACCTTTTCTCTTCCAGGTCTTGCAAGATTCTTTCCTGAAATGGATACAGTTCGAACGGGACGAGCCCACGAACAGGATGCGTAACTTTGATGTAATTAGAGATAAAGTACAGGGGGCTGGCTGCACATTTCTTAAATTCTTCTAATAAATCTTGTTTTTCCATAAAAACCGCATCTGTTTAATATATTATAGTATATGAACATACACGCTATTATATGTACTAGAGATAGGAATAAGGTTTCTCCAACTACGAACAAATTAGTTAGTTTTTTATGTGCTTGTAATATTGCTGTATACATCCTATCTAAAGCGGATTCCTTGTTTTCAGCCTATAAAGGTGCTTTTGAAAAGGTAAATCCTGATCCCGAAGACATAACAATATTCTGTCACGATGATATTGAGATTAGAGAAAGTCCTGAGGTCTTTGTCGCAAAGCTAAAGGAGGCTCTAGAACCCCCAGAGATGGGGTTTGTAGGCCCAGCAGGGACAATGCAGCTAGGGACTGATGCAGTATGGTGGGATCAGACTAGGTGGCAGAGAGGCAAGCACAGAGGCACAGTATTTCATATAGATCCCCAAGGAAAGGAGTATAAAACTCACTACGGGGAGCCTGGGGATGTCGTTGTACTTGATGGATTATTCCTAGCAGCAAAACGCCGAGTTATTGATGAAATTGGCTTAGAAAAACCAAAATACTTTGAAGGAGAGTGGGATTTTTACGATATTCACTACACTTCCCAAGCTTTTCTTAAAGGATTCACTAATAAGGTTGTCGGTTTGAACATCCTACATAATTCTAGAGGGGAGTTAGTAGGAAGGGACTCCTGGCACAAGAATAGGGAGGCATTTATAGCAAATAATGAACTCCCCTTAGAACTAATAAAGTAAAATTGATATGGATAGACCTTACACAGGTGGTGGACAGAAAAACACCCGATGGCCGCACCCCTTAAATGATGATTTTAATAAATTAATCAGAAATACGGTCAAAATTTTTGGAATTGGAGCCAAACAGGACCAACCCCTGCTCCTAGAATGTAAAAATTACCTACAATCTCGTATACAAGGTTTAATTGATCATAAAATTCGAAGGGATTCTGAAGAACATTACCGTTTAATGGATTTAGTGATAGAACACGGGTTCAATAAGGATGATTCTGAGAGACACCAGCTTATCTCGGAATGCAGTTATGTCATGTGCGTAGGCAACTGGCGTAAGGACTCCGATGCAGAGCAGCAATACCGCATGGCAAACCTCCTAGGTAAGGTTATATTAGAAATGCGATATGAAGAACACATCCCGCTGCACAATATCATTAGATATCTACAGCCTATAAGACCTATAGAAGACTCCACTTGGCTTGAATATAAAAAGGATGCTATTCTAATCTATGAGACTCCTGAGGGATTGTTAGAATTAATGGATGGCAACCATCGTCATGAGTTTGCGAATAGGGTCGGAGGTGTTTCGACCTTGAGTGGGTGGATCATTAAGCAAGTATAAAAAAACTCCCCACTATTGCTAGTGAGGAGTTCCGGCGCGAAGTCCCAAACACAGAAAGGCGTATAGCACCGAATCCGCTATTGGTCTATTTTTTCTTAGCAGTCTTAATGGCTGCTTTCTTGGTAACTACTGGGACTGCCTTGGGGGTAGGGGCAACAGTTACGGCGGGTGTCAATGCATCCAACCTACGCTGCCAAATCCTACGATGTCCACCTTTCGCTCTAGCAAGCTGTGCCCTGATTTTTTCTTCATTTTGGTCCATGATTTATTCTCCTACTAAGTTTTCTTTTAGATTCTGTTATAAAGAAGTTCTTAAGCTTCTTCTTAAAGTAACCTAACTTCTCAAAGTATCTAGGTCCCTTGTTCGTATACCCCTTGTTTTTTTTATTTATCATCTATGCTGATAATTTCACTTTCTGCGTCAATGACCCAGCGAACCCCTTCTGCAATAGCAATTCCAATGCCAGCAGAGATTGCGAATAAAACAACAACTTCCGCTAAACTCATCTTATAGACTGAGAAAGGTGTTCTAAACCTGTCTTTGAATAGTAATGCCCAGAAAGGATTCATTTCTTATCTCCTGGTAATTCGTCTACCCCGTGCCCATTTTCCACGATTCCCTTAAGTATTGTCGATAGGCTAGTCACAACAAGCGTGATTAAACCTGCCACGACCGCTATGCTTTCTGAAGGAATAAATTTAATACTACCAATGAAGGCGAGTACGAGAATTAGCAAGTATAGCCCTGCAAACTTTGCGAGGTGCTTGGAAGCTGTTTCTTTAGCACTCTCTTTAATAAGTAATTCCCTGAATCTAGAATCAGCTTCAGCTTGTAGTTTTTCTACTTCAACCCTGCCCTCAGCTTCTTTCAGCTTTAAAGCAGAGTTTACATCAATATAACCTCTTTCGTCTACCATCGGTGAGTTTCCCATTTTTTTATTTCCATCCCCTAATATATGTAGGAGATATTGAAAGTTTTTGTTCCAAATTTTTTTTCAAGAATGTTCCCTAGTTTTAACAAAGCTTCTCAATTCTACTTAAACAAGCTTCATATAGTTCGGTTAGTAAGTCTGATATATGTTCCTTCTTGGACTTAAAAAATGGTACACTCAGAGGTAAAGAAAATCCATTCTCCCCAAGAACCTTTTCTCCCCTTTTTATTCCCCCAGGTCCGTCCACCATCTTCTTATTAAACTTAGCAGCACACTCCCCAATCTTTTTAAGCAATTCGTCCATCTTCTTCTTTTTTTTGTCGGGATCTGCTTCTTTCTCGATCTCACAGAGACATTTTAAAATCTTTTTAAACAAATCCTCTCTTCCACCAGGGGTCGGCCCGATTCCGCAGGGTAAATCATTTCCAATATTTATAAGAATACCCCCAGCACCAACCAAGGCTCCAGGCCACCTTAGCATTTTTTTCATAGCCTTAGAACATCCGATAAATGTTGTAACAGCTTGAATTTGTATATGAAAATCATCCTCATCCTTCTCCAATGCCTTTAAAAGCTCACACGCAGTCTTACCGTTTGGTACTGGGGTGGAGGGGACACCCCCATCAACCTGAGTAGGACCAGAAATTACTGTATTTTGCGTTGTCTTGCAAGTATCATCATTACATTGTTCCATTTCTTGTTTAGATGTAATTTTAATTTGGTCGTAAGATCTAATATTATATTTACATCCTATTGCGATCCCAGCATTGAAATCAAGAACCAAAGTCTCAGTTCGTAACACTGTATAACACTTCTCATCCCCTAAAGATGTAGTGCTATTAGTTGGAGGACTACCAAATCCAGACCCAATCGACCTAGATCCAAAATTAGCTTTATTCTTCATACTGTATGTAGGGAGGCCACGGATTGATTTAGAATAGTTTGGAACTGGTTTTTTATTTTTTAGAATTTTTTAGAATTTTTTAGAATTTTTTAGAACTGGTTTTAAACTTTTTTTTAACTCAGCCTAATCTATATGTATTAGTATCTATGGGTCGGGAGCCCGTACCTCGGAGTCCCATTCGCGTAAACGGTTCCGCTGGCTTTCTGTAAGGGGCGTGTAATAAACTAAATATATGCTGGGCAACCCCTTGACAAGCAGACCAAATAGTGTATAATGGGAGTATGACAAATGAAATCAGCTACTACGAGCAAGCCCTTGCTCTTCCTAACCTTCGCCAGTTCCAGTCCTACCTGCTGGAAGCTATCGCCTCAATGGGTGCGTCTGATGATGCTCTAGAGGCTATCTCTCTCCGTTACATGGAGACTCTGGAGGTGGGGGTATGACCCTATTCCTTATGGGTGTATGCTGCTTTGGCATTGGCTTCTGTGGAGCATGGCTTGTATTCCCCGATAAAGATCTTGACAACTAGCCCCCCCTGTGGTATAATATAAACATGACAAAGATGCCCGACAATGCAAAGTTCCCCGTCCCCTCTGGTCCTACCGCTGCTTGGGATGAAAAGGATTGGTACGATTGGTGGAAAATGACAGGGGGTAGGCTTGACCCTAACCCTCACTATGAGAACCCTGACCCTATGCCTCCCATGAGCTTCAAGGACAGGCTTCAGATGATGAAATTTATTCAAAATAGTATCCAAGATGGTGCTTGACAAGTGACCCCCGATAGAGTATAATGAACAACATGACAAACACCTACACAACTAACTCCCCCCGTGCGGGAATCGAACAGCACACCTACTCCACAGGCTACAAGCTATCTATTGGAATGAGTGAGACGCATTATTCTGATG